ATATGTTGGCATGTGTTATGTCCTCAAAAGGTGCAGGACGCGATCGTGCGGGCGACCGCGTCCTCCCTACTGTTTTGCTGGTAGGAGTGACCAGCGTTGCGAAATGTTAAGGTTAGTTGTCGCTCTCTGAAACCAGCGCCCATGTGCTTGCGTCTACAGCAATAAAAAGAGCTGTGTCGTTTGCGTCAAGCAGTATTGCGCCAGAAGCAGCAACGGTAGTCGAATCCGCTATGGTGACTAAGTTCGTTGTGGCTGTCGCCATTGCCAAATATAGTATCTGCCCTGCGGCGGTTGGTGCAACGAGCGTGACGGTGTTAGTCGTGTCGTTCGCTCCGCCTATACCGCTCAGAACGTACGAGCCCGCCGCGACTGTAATAGCCTGACCGTTTGTAACGCTCAACGCTGTAGATGCAAGCGTCAACGTACCGCTGAATGTTTGTGCTCCGCTGTGCGTCGCCGCGCTTGTGTCGGCAATCGTTCCGCTGATGGTGGGAGACGCAAGAGCAACCCCCGTGTAAGTCAGCGTGCCGGACTGGTTGCTGTTAGACCAATCAAACGTGGTATCACCAACAACAAAAACGCTCATACATAAAAGCAGAAACATTGCTGTAAAAATTAAACTCTTTTTCATAATAGCCTTTTAATTAGAGTGAGCTTGCGGCTGGATCGTTTAACGGAGCCAGCCGCTCGCAAGGTTGGTTAGGCGATAGCTGCGGGCATATCAGTTGCGCCGCCAGTATAGCGAGCGTCATACAACTCATATCGCAACGATGCGGCAGTGTTGCCAGCCAGTGAAGCCAGATCAAGACGCACGTAACGGAACGAGTTATCCTGATCAAGATCTGCTGATTGAATCTCAAAGATATAAGTATTCAATCCTACAGTTGGCCCAGCAGTAATCAGCGTGGAAGCTGTAACGGCTGTCAAGGTATCAACGGTGACGCCTGTCTCGTTTTTCAGATAGCCAGTATAAGCAAGCGCCTTTTCGTCGGAGCCGTCTGCTGTTGCTGACTGTTTGAGTGTAACTACGCCTGTGCCTGCGCTTGCTTGATTAAGCGTCAGTATTGCGCGACATCGGCGGTAATTGCTCATGTCGACCACGTTTGTGTCGGTCGTGAATGTAGTTGCAGCAGCCAGAACGAGGTCGGGCTGTGCGAGTTTTACGTTGTCTGATAATCTCATAATATTCTCACTTCTTTATATTTGGAAAAATGCGGATCAACGGGCTAGGATCACTAGCCCGCGTCACCAACGACTTAGGATGTTTTGGTTGACAAGTGAACGAACGGTGCACGTGTTGCGCCATTCTTCGGAGTGTATACATCTTTAGGCGAAATCTGTCCATCAACATACTTTATGATGCGGTATGCGGTTTGCGCTTCAAGGAACTTGATGTGGATGGATTCTGCAGCCTCTGGACCTTCGACAAAGTCGCCGATATCATACTGGCTGAAATCACCAAGAATCAAATCTCCTGCCGTACCTTTACTCTCGCAGTACTCAGACCACTGAACAGGATACCCATACAATGTACCTGGGAAACCTTTGCTTGCGTCGTTCGATGGAATCCAGATAGGAGCGCCGCCTGTGCCAACAGCAAGATTAAGCTGTGAGAATGCAGGGAGTAGTTCCTGGTTTGCAATCCATTTAACCGATCCGGATTGCTTGATGCGCAGACGAGCGATCATGTCCACGATCTCTTTTTGCACAACTGTATTTGCCGTTGAGCGAGCGATCGAGAGCTTGGCTGTGGCGTTCATGATAGCTTGTGGCATACCTGCGCCTGTGCCGTCTGTAAGCATTGCGCCCTCTTCTGCGAACGCCATTGCTGTACCAAGTTCCTGCATGAGCAGTCCGCCTGAGATAGCAGAGAATTTCAGAGCCTGATGACTCATAAATCCAAGAGCTGTCAAAGGTTCAAGATCGATTTTAATTTGCTCGGTCTGAATCTTAGATGCTGCCAGAGTTGCGTTTTCAGAACCCCAGTAAGCAATCGCACCGCCAGACACATAACCTGAACTGCGGTCATAGTCTTTTACGCGGATGATGTTCAGCGCTTTGGTTGACATTGGGATGATGGTTGCGGACTGACGAACTGGCGATGCCTCAAGAGTTGCACCTTCGAGTTCGATGCGTGTCTCTGTTGGCACTGCGAAACCACCGTCAGGATCGTTGTTGATGACCTGACCTGGAGTTCCAGCGGCTTTCATGATCTTTTTGGCATAGTCCATGGCTTTTGTCAAACGTTCCGGTGTGCGACCGCCTGCAGCTTCTTTGACGTCGCGTAGGTACTGAGCGGCATTGTGAAGCTTTTCACCTTTGCTACGTTTTAAATTTTGTGATCCGTATCCCCAAGAGTTGTCGATAACTTCTCCGCCAACAGAAATATTAGCAACAGCTTCTTTGATCTTAGACGGGAGAACTTTTTTCAGTCCTTTTGCGATGCCTTCGTCGATGCTCTTCTGCAAAGCTTCTTTGGCTTCGACTTCAGAGTGATCAATTGCAACATCTTTATCGATCAAGTCTTTTGCTGTATCTGCGTCAACAGCAAGAACCAATCCTTTGCCGTACGTCTTGCCATCGATCTCGATAGCCGCAAGTAATTTAATTTTTACATTCATGAGAGTTTCCTTGTTAGGAGTTAGAGTTCATTTGGATTTCGGTTCATGCTGCGGTCGGCTATGGATGGCCCCGCTGTACACTACACCTTGAGTGAGATACTATTATTACACTTTACCCGACTTCATGTCAATGGCTAATTTCACAACCCTTGAAATGTCAGGCGTTTTTACTATCTTGACGTAGCGCTGTTTGACAACTTCGACGCTGCGCTTTTTCTTTTTATCGTCGATTGCTTTGAGCCTCGCGTCCTCTGCGGCCTGGTCGTCAATTGTCTTCTGATCACCTGCCGCTATGCTATCCTTGAGCGATTTAATCTCGGCCTCAAGTGTGGCGAACCTCTCTTCGCTATCGTCCGTCTCGGGTTCGTCGTCGAGTTTCAGCGTCTTGCGGATGACACCCTTCTCGTCGTCTGATAACGCAGACTTAGCGAGTGCGGTTGATACGGCGTTAGGGTTAGCCGGAACAGGTACGATAGATGTCTCGGATATTTGCGCCTTGCTGATAATGCCGCGCAATTCTGCGAGTACCTTCTCCGTGAACTCAGGCCACATTCTGAGCATCTCCTTCGTGGCTTTATCAAACTCAGGAGATCCGGCTCTAATATATTCACACCCACACATGCCGATCGATGCTGTCAGTGGCATGAACTTAGCCAAGGCGAGAAGCTCTTCACCTCTCTCAGTCGGTGCGGTTTCGATATGGAACTTGACTGCGAAGTCTGTCACGCCTACCCACACAGCCTTTCCGATTGGCAGTTTGCTATAATCATGGCAGTCGATGATCACGCCAGTCTTCATCCAGTCTTTGAAATTCAAACCTTTAGGCATGACGATCTCGTTATCCCGGTCGATCTGCCTGGTCGACACGATGATAGGAAATACGCGACTATCTTTGTCAATCTTTGGCTCACCTTCAAACTTGGGTGCGGCTTTTAAGAGGTCAGTCGACGCGGTTGTGTCGCGACGGACTGCATCAAGATCAACAACCTCAACGCCTTTTTCTTTTGCCACTTTTTCAATTATGGCTACGATACCTGCGCTCTGTTCTTTGGTTACGTTGTTCAGCAGTTTGCCGAGTTTAAATTTCTTCATGCTCATGATATCGTCCTTGGTTATATATTAGCCATTGCTTTTACTTCTTCCGCCTTGAGTTCAGGATTCCATTCTAGACCGTAGACCTGCCGATGGTTGTCGCTGGTTGTCATTAGTCTGCTTGATTTCGGTATGTCGATTGTCAGCCCCTTGGCAAGCCCAAACCCCATGTAGAACTCAACGCTTGGTCTTTCGTAGGTTGACTCGTGGCGAAGCTCTGCGTAGAAATCTACGCCGTACAGATGAATAGGGTTGTAGCATTCCATCATTATAGCAAGCGCCATCATGTAAGACATTGTGCACGCGTGATATGGTCGAGCGTTGTTCTGTTGATCTCTGAGCATGCGGTCAAATCCGAAGTAGTTGATATGTTCTGCCATTGGAAACGGTACGCTTGTCGGGATCTCATCCCAAGCGTGCTGCATGACGACGTTCACCTTTGGCGGATGTTCGAGATAGTGCGCTACAAAACGAGCCTTGACAAAGCTGTCACCGTGCATCTGAAACAGCATATTCAGCTCGGGGTTTACCATGTAGTTGCATCCCCACACCTCGCAGTTCTTTTGATGTGCGACTTCTAGTCCTTGCTTCATGGTTGGGCCTGCTCCGAGAATCACCAGCGGTCTTTGTTTTTTATTCTCCATCGTTTTTGTCCTTGATGATAATCTCGTCAGCAACAAATGTTTCAACTTTTGCAAAAGGAAAACCCCCTGCCGTAGATTCAATAACAAAGTCACGAATCAGAGCTTTTTTAGATATCCCTAAATAGTCGCTCATCCACTTTCGCAACGCCTTCATAGCTTCTCCACCATTGCTTGCCACTTTAACTGCCATGCCTAATACTCCTTTTTGGTTATGCGTCTATTATCTTTGGTTGTAACGAACATCTGCAATTCGGGTGTAGTGGCGGTGTTGGCACGTCGCCATAATTGAAAGGCATATGGATGTCGTTGCCTTTAAAATTTACTGTCAGCGTGTCGCCCATATTAAAAAAATTGCCTCCAAGCTCTATAGATTTCTTTTGCATAGCTTGACAAAACGGGCAGGCGTCGCCGTTTGCGTCCCACACCTTGCCGCTAACAACGCCGGATTCTATCCAGGATTGCTCGCGCCCCATCTCGATAGCCCTTGCTGATTCGGTGCGTGCTATAACAAAGCTTCTAGCGTTCTTTCGCTCATCTGTAAATAGACCTGTCATGCGTTTGCGCATAGCCTGGACGCTGTCGCCATCCTTGATGCCTGCCGACAGTTGACGCCTAAACTCGTTCTGCACACTCTCGCTCTCGCTTTCCAGAAACTTAAATGTGTTCTTTTCGACGAACTTCTGTGCTTGTGGTTGCTCGATGAATGCACCGACGTCTATACGTGATCCGTCTGGCAGGGATAGATTGCCAACGATAAGCCCGCGTTCCCATACCGGATTCATAACGCCGACCATCTCTCCGAGATACATCTGCGTGTACTTGGCGGAATTAAACTTGATGTCGTCCCATGATTCAGCCGGAGATACGCGGTCAAACTCTTTCAGGAGGTCTGTCTCTTGGGTGCCTTGCATTTTATTGGTGACGTCGGCTATGGTTTTCTCGCTGGCGTTAAGCGATGTGTTTGATCCGCCTGCGATGTTTGGTGCGTCGTCGGGATCACCGCCTGCACCTGCCGCCTTTTGAACAGCACCACCGGAGGAGTAGGACGCCGTATCACCGCTAGTTGATTTTGCGGGCGTTGTGGCGGTTGGCTGGCTCCCCAGTGGTAGACCTGTTGATCGAACGATAGGAACGTCACCCCATTCTACGGACTCCATGCCGTCTGAGTTGCGTTCTTCGTTTATTGTTGTCACAAAGTTGTTGAGGTTGGCTGCGCGTTCCTTGAGCGCAAACTCCCTGTCTTCTGGCACCGGGTTATCGTATGCCACGAACAAGCGCGGCTCGTTGTATAGCGGGATCAGTTGAGAGTTAAGCACTGCTTCGTACATACGCAATCGCGGTAGGATAGTGAACTTAGTCCATTGAAATATAGCTGATTCAAGATTAGCGCGCGGCACTCCCTCTGTCTTTGCCAAAGCTGGCGGAACTCCGAACGCTCCGAAAATCTGCTCCATCGTTATCTTGCGACCTTGTAGGAATGCCATCTCGCGAGGACTGAAACCAAAGTTGTGAAGCGTTGCCTCTCCGCCTGAAAACATCGCTTTACCTGAATTTTGCACAGCTTGAAATTCTGCGTCGAACTCTTTTTTATACGCTTTGAGATCCCTCATACTCACATCTTTGTACGACAGCATGAAGTCGGGCCGTCCGTGATTCTTGTTGAGCGCGCCTTCGTACAAATCCATTGACGTGTCGCGGTCTGCTGCAAGTGCAACGGCCGAGAGTGGAGCCATGCCGCTGAATGGGTTGCTAGGATTCGGAAACTTGTTGTGAATTACCCGCTCGGCAGGTATGTCAATTTTGCTAACACCTTTGCCGAATCTATAAGCGACAATGCCCTCGCCTTTGCGGATGATATGCTTGACATACTGTGATGGCAACACGATCGGGTCAACGGGCAATCCGAGCGCGTCCAACTCAAACGCCATGTAACTATTACCTGTCAATTCCTCGAATATGGCGATCATCATACAGTCATAATACGAGTCGTTAAACGAGTCGAGAAATGGATGAACGCTAATCTCTTCGATGTCGACAGCGTTGCGGAACCTAGCTGATTGTCCTATCGTTGCCTTGGAAAGCACCATACGTTCAGCCTTGGTGATTGTTCGCCCTATGGAATTGCCGCCACTGTCAGGTCTTCCTGCTTTGTCTTGTCCGGCGCCTCGCATAGCATATAGCCGAAGCGGGACAGAAGCTCGCTCTGCGCTATTTTTTGTGACCGCGTCGTAGACCCACCCTCGATATCGCTTGACGTTTTCAGAGGCGCTGGTTTCGGGCATACCACACTTCGGTTGCATCATAGATCGGAACGTTGAGAACGATCCAGTCGGTGCGGTCAGAACATCTAGGAAGTTGTGAGCCGCCTGTTTGATTTTTGGGAAACTATTTTTAGTTAGCATGATGATATTGTGGGCTATTTTTGTTTAGTTGGCAATAGTAAAGTTTAATCAATTTGCCAATGGATGTCAGACCAGTCCGTTGCAAACGATCCTATATACACCTGAATGATTGTAGCACGCTCCAACCGCCTACACTCTCCGTCTAGCGTTTTTGGAAACATCAGAACGCGTTTGGATAATCTTGTGTCGCCCATCTCGGGTGCGCGCCAAAGCTCTGGCTGCCACCTCATGACGCCACCATGAGTGACTCAAATAGTTCGCGGTGGGCTTGGATGTAGACCTTCTCTCCCGTGGCTGAACGCTTGACACCCTCTACAGCAAATGAAACAGAACGCTCCATATCTTCGTACTTGCCGGATTGATAGCAATAAGACCCTATCATCATGTTGCACCATCCGACGTCGCGAGGAACGATTAGCGAGATACCCATAGCATGAGCCTCAATAACCCCCATCGGCCCGCCCTCGTATCTCGACGGACACAAATACAAATCAAGCGAGCGATACCACGCCAGCATTTCAACCTCAGACAACGTCCCGCCAGTGGTGACGATTTCCCACTCAGGATGATCATTGCGGAGTCTGTCGACGAGATCCCATCCTTTGCGGTACTCGTTGGCGGCGTTGCGGATTCCTGCTATGCCTATTCGGGGACGTCGTTGGGTGATGTAGTTCGGGACTGGTAGCGGGATGATGGTTGATTTGTTTGCGAACGCCGGAGGTATTTGATTGCGTGTCGCTTCGCTCATGGGCGAGAGTGCATGACTCATTTCGCAAGCTATATCCCACCACTCACACATACCTTCTTCGTAATGTGTGAGCATTGACACAATCTTGCCGTACTCCCGCGCTGGTCGCACGTTGGGGTTTTTTATGGTTAGTTTGCGGATCTGCGCGTAGTTCATTAAGTAGGTGATGTCGTACCGTCCGCCGATCGGTTCCGTCCTGATATCTGCACCCAACCCGTCCGCCAAGATCTCGGCATGCTTATCCAGTACCCAGCCGTCGCCGCTAATTACGATTTGAATGTTCATCGTTTATTCTCCTTCTCGCTCATGTTAGCCATAAACTCGTTAAGAGATCGGGTAGTCTTAATGTCATCTATAATGCTTAAAACTATACTTATAGCAATTAGCGCCCCTGCGGCGCAATCCGCCGACACACAAACAATATCCCCGATATTGCTCATAGCCACAACGAAACCCGCCATCATTATCGCGCCCCAAAATACGGGATAACGACTACTTGATACAGACTTAATCTTTGAAACTCTATTTGATTCTATCATCCCGCTTCTCCCGTTTTAGTTTTTCGTTGTTCATTCTGCCAACTTTCTGATAACCAGTCGCGTCAAGTTTTCTCCATTTTCGCAAGCCTTACGCACTAGGTGTGATTTCAGTTTGCGCGGGATGTTAATGTTTAAGCGGCTATATGCGCCGCCGTCTACCCGCATTTCTGCGGGCTTGGCAGCGTTCTTGTTTCCGGTTGGCGCGCCTCTTTTATTCTTCATTTCGTTGCATATCCCGTTATCTCAATATCCGCAACGTCCCAATCGCAAGCGTTCTCCTCATTGTCAAAATTTACGTCGTCCGCCCAATCCCATCCTGGCAAAGTATCCCAAACTATTTCGACGATGTTGCCGTTTGAGTCTTGCCCGGTCGTGTAATACTCAACTCCGTCACCTGCGTTACGTGCGATTGCGTCGTGATCAAGTGT